CGGTGGCACCGCCACCATCACCGCCGACAAGGTGACGTCGAACGCGCCCAGCACCATCTGCACGGGCTACCTGACCGTCATGAAAAACCTGATCGTCAAACAGTCCACCACCGTGGAAGGCACCACCGCCCTGAATGGCGGCGTGAACGCCAAGGCCGGCGCCGCTGGCGGCGTGGCCATGGCCGTGCAAGGGACAGTGAAAGCTACCGAGGACGTGCTGGCCGGCGCCATCAGCCTGGCCACGCATCCGCACGGCGGCGTCAAAGCCGGCGGCGACCGGTCGGGCGGGCCGCAAGCATGATGGGCATGCACGCCTCCACCGGGCGCAGCCTGACGGGCCTTGGCCACCTGCGCCAGTCCGTGACCGACATTCTGACGACGCCGATGGGTTCGCGCATCAGGCGCCGCCGCTATGGTTCCGAAGTGCCCGAGCTGATCGACCAGCCCCTGAACAGCGCCACGCAGTTGCGCATCTATGCTGCCACCGCCTTTGCCCTGCGCCGCTGGGAGCCGCGTTTGCAACTGTCCAGCGTGCAGCTCACGCGCGACACGGACGGCGCCATCGCGCTGCTGCTCGATGGCACGGCGAATGGCCAGGGCATCACCCTGTCCGTACCCGTCAAGCAAGGCGGCGTCGTATGAGCACGCCCATCGACCTGACCCAGTTGCCGGCGCCCAGCGTAGTGGAAGTGCTGGACTTTGAGGCCATCCTCGCCACACGCAAAGCCCACCTGGTCAGCCTGCTGCCGGAAGCCGAGCGCGCCTCCGTCACGGCCCTGCTGGAACTTGAATCGGAACCGGCCACCAAGCTGCTGGAAGAGAACAGCTACCAAGAAACCATCCTGCGCAACCGCGTCAACGAAGCGGGCAAGGCCGTCATGCTGGCGTTTGCCCTCGACGGCGACCTGGACCAGCTGGGCGCAAACGTCAATGTGGCGCGCCTGACCATCACGCCGGCCAATCCCAACGCCCTGCCGCCCGTGGCCGCCGTCATGGAAGCTAACTACGCCTACCGCCTGCGCATCCAGGAAGCGCCGGACGGCCTGTCCGTGGCCGGCCCGAAAGCGTCGTATGAATTTCACGCCCGCAGTGCGGACGGCCAGGTCAAGGACGCGAGCGCCACCAGCCCCGCGCCGGCACACGTCACCGTCACGGTGCTGGCCAACAACGATACAGGCATCGCCGACGCCGAGCTGCTGGCCACCGTGGCGCGCGCGCTCAACGCCGAGGACGTGCGCCCGCTGGGCGACCGCCTGACGGTGCAGGCCGCCCAAGTCATCGACTACCAGATCGAGGCCACCTTGTTTATTGGCGTCGGCCCGGAAGTACCCATTCTGCTGGACGCCGCGCGCGCCAACGCTGTGCGCGTGTCGCAGCCACGCCGCCCGCTGGGCCACAGCATCTATCGTTCCGCCTGCAGTGCCGCCGTCCACGTCGAGGGCGTGCGCAAGGTCGTCTTGACCAGCCCGGCCGCCGACATCGAACTGAACGCCACCCAGGCCGCGCGCTGCACGGCCATCAAGCTCAATGTGGTGGTGCTCGATGAATAAGCTCGTGCCCACCTTGCCGCCCAATACCACGGCGCTGGAACGTGCTATTGCCGTGGCCTGCGCCGAGCTGGTCAACGTACCCGTGCCGCTGCGCGACCTGTGGAATGCCGACCGCTGCCCGGTCAACCTGCTGCCGTTTCTGGCGTGGGCCTGTTCCGTTGACCGCTGGGATGACACCTGGCCCGAATCGACCAAACGCGGCGCCATCAAGGCGGCCTATTTCATCCACAAGCACAAGGGCACGATTGCCGCCGTGCGCCGCGTGGTCGAGTCCCTGGGCTATTTGATCCGCATCACCGAATGGTGGCAGACCACGCCACCAGGCGTGCCGGGCACTTTCCGCCTCGATGTCGGCGTGCTGGACTCGGGCATCACGGACGCCATGTTTCAGGAAATGGAACGCCTGATTGCTGACGCCAAACCCGTCAGCCGCCACATGACGGGCCTGGCCATTTATCTGGAAAGTCGCGGCAACGTCTACGCGGGCGCTTGTGCGTACCACGGCGACGCCATGACCGTGTATCCCTGGATCGCGGAAACCATCGAAGTGCGCGGCACGCTGTTGCAGGCCGGCGCATCCCATACCATCGACACCCTGACCATCTATCCATGAGCACATACTTTGCCATCCTGACCGAAGTGGGCGAGGCCAAGCTGGCCAACGCCATCGCCCTGGGCCAAACCCTGAAACTGAAAAGCCTGGCCGTGGGCGACGGCAACGGCAATCTGCCCATGCCCGTGCGTACGCAAAAGGCGCTAGTGCGCGAAGTTCGCCGCGCGGGCCTGAACCAGCTGAGCATTGACCCGGCTAACGCCAGCCAGATCATCGTCGAGCAAGTCTTGCCCGAGGACGTGGGCGGCTGGTGGATACGCGAAATCGGCATCTTTGACGAGGCCGGCGACCTGTGCGCGGTGGCCAACTGCCCGCCTAGCTACAAGCCCCTGATGGCCGAGGGCAGCGGGCGCACGCAAGTGGTGCGCATCGTGCTGATCGTCGCCAGCACGGCCGCCATCGAACTGAAAATCGATCCGTCTGTCATCTTGGCCACGCGCAAGTATGTCGATGAGCAGGACATCATTGTGCGCGCCTACAGCGACGCGCAACTGGCCAAGCACCTGGCCACTGCTGATCCGCATCCGCTGCTGGCCAAGGTCACCTATGTCGATCAGCAGGACACCAACGCGCGCACCTATGGCGATCAGCAACTGGCAAAGCACCAGGCTGCTGCCGATCCGCACCCGCTGCTGGCCAAGGTCGCCTATGTCGATCAGCAAGACACCAGCGCGCGCGCCTATGGCGACCAGCAACTGGCAAAGCACCAAGCCGCTGCCGACCCGCACCCGCTCCTGGCCAAGGTCGCCTATGTCGATCAGCAAGACACCAGCACACGCGCCTATGGCGACCAGCAACTGGCCAAGCACCAGGCTGCTGCCGACCCGCATTCGCAATACAGCAAGAAAGAGATCGTGACGCCGCCGAAGTTTGACGCGTCGAGCAAGCTGGTCAATGCCGATTTTGTGCAGGCCGCGCAAGGAAACATGGTGCGCTATGCCGACGTCGTTGATAGCCGCACACTCACCGCCGAGGATATTGGCTGCGCCCTGTATTTCCCTTATCCGGGCAAGGCCATCACCATTCCCGACCCGGTCTCGCTTGGCATTCCCCACAATTCCGGCAAGTGCGTCAAGTTCTTCGGACTTTTCAATACCGGCACCATTCTTGCCGCGCCAGGCGTGAACATTGGATTTGATGTCGGCAGTGTGCCGAGCATCACGATCAAGCCAGGGCAATTTCTCACCCTCATGGCGACTGGGCCAAAAGTCTGGCAAGTCATCGACTCGACCGCCGAGCTGTGGCGCAATGCCGACTTTGCGGCGATGTTGTCTTCGAGCGGCTACCAGAAACTACCCAGCGGCATGATTCTGCAGTGGGGCGGCGGCGCGCAGACCCCGGAATCTGGCTATGTCGACGTGATCTTCCCTATTCCGTTTCCGAACGCGTGTTCTCACGTCTTCACTGGATATGAAGGGCAAGGTGGAAGCGGGTCCAGTCTGCCCAGCAACATCAACGCCGGTATGAGGGCAAAAACGGGCTGTCGGCTGTTCACCTACAACGGGAATGCGCTTTCGGCCGGCATCACCCCATCCTATTTTGCGATTGGATACTAATCATGCCCGTCAGATATTCACCGAGCACAGGTTTTTTTTACCCCGTCAACATCGAGTACCAGGACATCCCGTCCGATGTGTTTGAGGTATCCGAAGCTGACCACCTGGCCGCCCATACCGCCCGCGCATCCGGCGGATCGTTCAAGTTTGTCAAAGGGACGTTGCGCATCATGCCGGCCCCTGCCATTCCCTATAGCCAGGTGTGCGCCGTCTACCTCAATACCGTTCGCGCGCGCCGTGACGGCATCCTCAACCGCCTGGCCGGCATCGGCTTTGCCGCCATGGCCAGCGGCGACACGGCAACCGCGCAAGCCATCGCCACGGCGCGCACCTGCCTGCTCGACATCACCATCTGCGCGACGGTCGCCGCCGCACAGGATATGGACGCCCTGCAAGCGGCCGTCAGCGCCGAATTTCAGCGCATCGCCGACGCCTTGCCGCAAGAGGCCCGGCGCGCCTTCGATGATGCAGGCAGCACCCAGTAACACCCCCGACATTCACCACCTACCAGGAGAGCAACATGGCTACCGACTACCACCATGGCGTACGCGTCATTGAAATCAACGAGGGTTCGCGCCCGATCCGCACCGTCTCCACCGCCGTGCTGGGCCTGATCGCCACGGCCGACGACGCGGACCCGGCGGCTTTCCCGCTCGACACGCCCGTGCTCGTCACCAACGTGCTGGCCGCCATGGGCAAGGCTGGCAAGACTGGCACCTTGTACCGTAGCCTGCAGGCCATCGCCGCGCAGACCAAGCCCCTGACCGTCGTGGTGCGCGTGGCCCAGGGCGAGACGGAAGCGGAAACCACCAGCAACGCCGTGGGCGGCGTGTCGCCGGACGGCAAGTACCTGGGCGCCCAGGCGCTGCTGGCCGCGCAAAGCAAATTGGGCGTGAAACCGCGCATCCTGGGCGCACCGGGGCTGGATACCCAGGCCGTCACCAACGCGCTGGCCAGCGTGGCGCAGCGCTTGCGCGGCTTCGTGTATGCATCCGCCTATGGCTGCGCCACCGTCACGGCGGCCACCACCTATCGCGGCCAGTTCGGCCAGCGCGAAGTGATGATGATCTGGCCGGATTTTGTCAACTGGAATACCGCCACCGACGAGGAGGCCAGCATTTCCGCCGTGGCCTACGCCATGGGCTTGCGCGCCAAGATCGACGAGGAAACGGGCTGGCACAAGACTTTGTCAAATGTGGTCGTCAATGGCCCGACCGGCATCACCAAGGATGTGTTTTTCGACCTGCAAGACCCCGCCACCGACGCCGGCGTGCTCAACGCCAAGGAAGTCACCACCCTGATTAACATGGGCGGCTATCGCTTCTGGGGTTCGCGCACCTGCGAGGCGCCGGGCGGCTTCTTCTATTTCGAAAGCTACACGCGCACGGCCCAGGTGCTGGCCGACACCATCGCCGAAGCGCATTTCGCCTATGTGGACCTGCCCTTGCATCCGTCCCTGGTGCGCGACCTGCTGGAAAGCATCAACGCCAAGTTCCGCGACTTGAAATTGCAGGGCTACATCATCGACGGCCATGCCTGGTATGACGAGCAGTACAACGACAAGGCGGCGCTGAAAGACGGCAAGCTGGCCATCGACTACGACTACACACCCGTGCCGCCGCTGGAAAACCTGAAATTCCAGCAGCGCATTACCGACCGCTACCTGGCCGACTTCGCCTCGCGCATCGCCGCCTAATCACCGTCACCACCCTGCCCGCGCCAGCGCGGGCGTATTGAAATACTGGAGAAATTATGGGCCTGCCCCGCAAACTGAAAAACTTCAACCTGTTCCAGGACGGCGTGTCCTTCATGGGCATGGTGCCCGAAGTCACCCTGCCCAAGCTCAGCCGCAAAATGGAAGAGTACCGCGCCGGCGGCATGAGCGGCCCCGTGTCCGTGGACTTTGGCAACGAGGCGCTGTCGCTGGAATGGAGCGCTGGCGGCCTGATCGTGGAAGCATTAAAGCGATACGGCGTGCACGCGCACGGCGCAGTGCAATTGCGCTTTGCCGGCGCCTACCAGGAAGACGATGACGGCACGGTTGCCGCCGTCGAAGTCGTCGTGCGCGGCCGTTACAAGGAAATCGATATGGGCGGCGCCAAGATGGGCGACGACACCACCCACAAATACACGATGCCCTGCAGCTATTACAAGCTGATGATCGACGGCGCGACCGTCATCGAACTGGACTTCATGAGCGGCACCGAGAACTTTGGCGGCGGCGACACCAATGCGGCCATCCGCAAGGCCATCGGCCTGTAATCCCTTTCTATTCACCACTACCCCTACCAGGACAACACCATGCACAACGATACCCAAAATCAAGCAGTCATCGAACTGGACGAGCCGATCAAACGCGGCGACACCTTCATCACCTCGCTCACCGTGCGTAAACCCAAGGCGGGCGCCCTGCGCGGCATTTCCCTGATCGAGCTGGCCAACCTGAACGTGTCGGCCCTGCAGATCGTGCTGCCGCGCATCACCGAGCCGACCTTGACCGCACACGACATCGCCAACATGGACCCGGCCGACCTGCTGGCCGTGGGCGCCGAGGTTGCCGGTTTTTTGGCGAGCAAAGCCGATCGCCTTTCGGTATCCCCGGCGAAGTAGAAGACGCCATGGCCGACATTGCAGGCGTCTTTCACTGGACGCCGGCAGCGATGGACGGCTTTACGATTGATGAACTGATGGCCTGGCGCGAGCGCGCCAGGCAACGAAGCGGAGCGGAATAGATGGCTGGTCGGGATTTGAAATTACAGGTGGTATTTGCGGCACTGGACAAGATCACCGGCCCGCTGAAAAAAATCATGGGCGGCTCCAGCGATACGGCCAAGGCGCTGAAGGCAACCAGCGACCGCCTGCGCGAGCTGAATGCGCAGCAGAAAAACCTGGGGAAGTTCCGCGAGCTGCATAGCGGTATCAATGCGACGCGTACCAAGCTCAAGGAAGCGCAGGACAAACTGAATGATCTTGCGGCGAAAATGAAGCAGACCACAACGCCTACGCGCGCCCTGACGCGCGAATTTAATGCGGCAGTCAAAGTCACGCAGGCCTTGACGCTGAAAGGCCGAGAACAGAGCCAGCAATTCCGCGTCCTGCGCACCAGCCTGAAAGACGCAGGCATCGACACACGCCAGTTGGGCAAGGCCCAGGAATGGCTAAAAAACAGTATCCAGTTGACAAACGTTGAACTGGCCTCGCAACAAAAGCGCCTGGCTGCATCGGCTGCCAAGCAGCAGCGCGTCACCAACGCCACCCAGCATGCGGACAAGCTGCGCAGCAAGGCCGGCAGCATTGCCATGGCGGGCGCTGGCGCGACAGCCGCCGGCGCGGTCATGGCCATGCCCATAGCCAAGGGGCTGCACGAGGCGAAGCATTACCAGCTGGAAAAGGCCCGCGT